CGGATAACTCGTAAAACCTATGAAAATATCCGCTTGTTGAATTAATTTGTCTAACCTGTTGAGCGTACTCATGCTTTGCCATTAATTTTTCCATAATTAAAAGGTTTTTATTTTAATTAGGTACATTACAACATTAATAATCCTTGTTCTCTTTCACCAGATGTGTAAATAGTTGGTCTATCTCCTTGCATTATCTGTGCGTATGCCATAACCATAGCAACAGGCCCATCTACCTTCTCTGTTGATTTTGCTTTATCTATTTTTATATTTCCTGCTGGATCAAAACGCAACATAACATTTGTCATCATCCACTCCATGACTGGATTGCCATCATGTGTAATCTCACTTGATAAAAACAACTTTTCCACTTCCTTGGTTGGTGCAGACATAGAAATAAAGCCTTGCCCAAATGGTTTCATGTTTGCTCCATCATTTGTTAGCTGTATAACAAGTTGACTTGCATTCCATCTGTCAAAACAAATGCACTCTATTTTATATTTTAAAGTAAGCTCAATTACTTTAGCTTTTATAAAGTCATAGTCAGTAACATTGCCATCTGTCATAATTATATTACCATCCTGGGCCCATTGCACATAAGGCACTCCATCTGATAATGATCGCTCCCTTACATTATCCTCTGGGCAAAAGAAATAAGACTTTATATGTGGTTTATCAAGTCCTTGCTGCACTGGGAAACAAAGCACTAAGGCAGCAATGTCACGCGTAGAGGCAAGGTCTAAGCCTGCAAAGCACTTTTTATTATACAGCGTAGCATCATCAATTTTTAATCTTGTAGATTCTATATAACTATTGGAAATCCAAACACTTGAAGTAGTTGTCCATACATTTAGATTTTTAGTCATGAATTGTATTTGTTTAGCTGCTCCTTCGTTTAATGCCTTTTGATACTGGTCATCCATATAACTAATGTACGGAGTAACACCAAGATTAGGATTAGATTTATACCAGTTCTTTTTATCCTGCCAATCATCACCTTCATCAAGGCAAAAGAGGAGAGGAAAAACACTATTATCTACTTTTCTATTCTCCAATATATCCACCATTACCTTCCGAAATAAATAGCATGGTGATTCACGGTTAAAGCCAGCAGTTGTAGTAATAAGGAGTAAAGGCTGTGACCTTGAACCCATACCTGTCTCCATTACCTCTAAAACGTCACTTGTTTTATGCGAATGATATTCATCAATGCCTGCATAATGTGGATTAAGTCCATCCAGTGTATCTGCCTCCGCTGCAACTGCCTCAAACTTAGAATTAGTAGATGGCACGTTGCAATTATACTTTAAAACATTGACTAACTTATTAAATGTCCTTGAATCTGCCTTTAGTGATTTAAGAAATACTTTAGCAGTATCAAAAGCAATACGAGCCTGATCCCTTGTTGTTGCAGCAGTATATATCTCTGCTCCAGTTTCATTGTCACATAGAAAACAATAAACGGCAATCGCAGCAGCTAACTCCGTTTTGCCGTTTTTCCTTGCTATTTCAAGGTAAGCCTTGCGGAATCGTCTGCCACCATTTTTTCTTTGCCAACCAAACAATACTTTAATAAAAAACTCTTGAAATGGCTGTATTTTAAACTTTTGCCCAGCAAATTCACCCTTTGTATGTCTAAGGGCAGAGATAAAGCCGAAAGCCCTATTTGCGTGAGCTTCGGAATAAACATACTCCCAATCCTTATTTTTTAAATCAGCTAAATGCCTGTCAACTGCCAGTTTTGCATAGTTGCCTAATAATAACTTCCCCGAAACAACATCCTCAATAAATTTCATTTAGGTGTTTTAATTTCTATGGCAATAAATCTAAATAGAAAAAGAAAGCTAACAAAGCCAACAGCCTCCGCATAGTCAATATAATCAAACCAAAAGAATTTTACAAACAACCAATTCCATAAATAGTAAAATGGAACAGATAAAGCCGTTACCATTATACTCATAACGATAATAAAGGTCAATGTTTCAAAAATACTTTGTTTCATTAGTTCATTTTTAAAAGTTTAGCTATCTCATCCTCCTCGTCTCCACTTCCATCTTGAAAATACTCTAAAGTTAACCTTGACTTAGGATCAAGCCCTAAAGTCTTAGATAATTCAAGGAATAACTCAAATCCTTGCTTAAATGCAGTCCATTCGGCACTTACTTGCCTTGCACCGTTTGGATGAACCATAACTGCACCATCTTTGCTCAATATTTCAGCATTGTGCAATAAATGACCAATAGCACGAGCTGCTATTGATAGATAAATCTCATCAACCTGCTTTCCAGCCTTGTGAAGGTGAAGGTGTTCACGGATTCTGTTATAGATTCTTTGCTCACCTGCATCCAGGTTAAACATAGGCTCACCGATTTCACCGGGAGTAAATGTTTTAACTCTTGATTTCTCCAAGGTGCCCTGGAGTAGTTTTGTCTTTATGCTTTTTTGTGCCATGTTGCCAATGTTTTATGTAATTTGTTTGACCCCCCTTTTGATACTGCGATGGTGCGAGTAAAGTGACCGCTATCGGTTATTCTGTTTTTGCCATTCCTTGACCCTTCCCCCGTGTATTCCATGCTCTCTCCTCCTTGCTCCGCACTTTCTTGCATCATTGCAGTTGTAGTTGTAACTGTGACCCTTGCGCAATGTAACCTGTGAACTCTATTTCCATTTGACTAATATTTCTTTTGTAATTCGTTAGTATCTTATCACTCTTCATAGTATTGCACGACCTACACAACAACGTAACATTATCATAAGTATGTGAGCCACCTTTTGATTTAGGTATGATATGGTCTAATGTTGCTGCATTAGATTGATTATAATTATCCTTATTGGGATGAATACATTTAACACCACATGATGTACATATATACTTATGTTTTCTATATACAATAGTTCTACTTATAGGTTCATACTTATTACCATACAACTTAGCCCATTGTTTATCATCTCTAATTCTATTATACTTATTTCTACTTTTACGTTTAAGTAAACTATTTCTTTTTTTTGTTATCTTCTTTAATTCTTCATTACATTCAATAGAACAATAATTGTTTATATGATGGACAACACCTAAGTTATTTAACTTTTTATCTATACCATACTCTTGATTACAATGTTTACATACTGATGTAAAGTTATAAGCATCTGTATATTTTTTTATGAGTTTACATTTATCACATAATTTATCTCCATATAATCTAACATCATTGCATTCTATACAATATATATTAGAGCATTGACCTTCTTTACTTTTAACTTTATAATAATTTACTCTTTCTTTATATTTATCAGATTGTTTATATTTTTCAATAGTTTCCTTAATTCTATTAGGATTTTCAATTCTTTTTGCTGCAGAGTAAAATCTATCCCATTCACGTTTTTTATTTATTTTTTTATTGTCATTTTTAAAGTTCTCTTTACGTATTTCAAGGTTGTATTTTATATTATCTTTTGAACATTTTAACGAACAAAAAGTGTTAATTTTATCAAAAATACCTTTATTTAATAATTTTGTTTTAATATCAAACGTACTTTTACAATATAAACAATTTGATATAAAGTTATTTTCCCAAACAAATTTTTTATGATATTTACATTTTAGGCATATTTTTTTACCATATACTCTATTGTTATTGCATTCAATACAATACAAATTAGATTCTTTACATTTTCGGTTTAAAATAAGATAATCCCTTCTTTTATCAGTTTTTTGATATTTTTTAGCATATTCTTTTGATTTTTCTAATCTAATTGCTTTTTTTTCTTCATCAGTAAGATTAGAAATATAATTTTGTTTAGCTACCCAATCTGGATTAAGTAAATTACTTAATAATTCTTTTTCTCTTTTCCTTTCATTCTTGCACAATTTACAATAATATTCTACACAATTTCGATTACTTCTAATTTTAATAGAACGTTCAATATTATGTTTTTCACAAAAAGTTTTTCTTTGACACATATTATCTTAGGTTATCATTGTTTAACTTCTTCCTCTGCACCATCTGTGCCAGCCATGTCACGACATCAGCCTTGTCCTTTGGTAGTATCTTTGCATCAGCATCCATGTAAATAGGAACAGGTGCAACAGATGTCTTCTCTAAGATAGACTTAGTATCATGACATGACTTACATAGTGCTAAGAGATTGTTTAAGTTATACATCGAACCACCTCGTGTTATAGGTATCATGTGGTCAACACATCCCTTGTAATCACCTGGTGTTATGTCTGTCATAATACCTAACACTATACAGCATTCACATAAGGGATTGGCACGACGATAAGCTTTGGACATCTTAGCCCATGCGTTATTGTAGCTACCTTGTTCACCCGATGGTGTGCGCTGCATCTTAGCCTTATGTATGGTACTACCTATTCCCTTGCTTATGTATGGCATCTATAGTCCTTTTAGTATCTTGTATCGCTGCTGATTAAGTAAGTCTATGTGTAACACCTCATTAAGGTACTTCCTTCCATCCTTAACGAGAGATAGCTTATTAATGTTGCCAGCTATAATAGCTAAGACAAGGTCAAAAAACTGGTGAGGTGTATCGTAACACATTACTCCAGGTATATTAAACTCCTTAAAGTAAACATCTGCTAACACTGGCATACCATTGGCTAAACATTCAATGGCAAAGATATTAGACTTACTCTCATTAAACTCATTTCTTACTAATGGATAGTAACCATAGTCACCTTCTATTCTTTGCATGAATGTAAAATAGATAAACATACTATTCCATTCTACAAAGTTAGCCTTCTTGCTAAAGTCATACATCATGAACTTAGGCATACCAAAGAAAGTAAACTCTGTGTCTAACTCCATGGCCTTGTTAAGCTGCTCCTTTATGGTATGTAGGTCTGCAAAGTGCGTACTACCACCACGCCAAACAAACCTTGGAGGATAATGCTGCTCTTCTACCTTTGTCATAGGTAGGTCAGTAGGTGACCATCCATTAGGAATAACAAACATAGGCTTATCATGGCTCAAAGGTTTATATAAGTCATATAGCTTTTGAGTAGATACTATAATAACATCAGCAAATATAAATGTGTCTTGTATTTGCTTTTGCACTTGAGGATTGCTAAAGTATGCAGACGCAGGATTATCTTCCGGCACATTTAATAAGTGATCATCAAAATCAATTATAACAGCCTTTCCCATTCGCTTTGCATCTGCCATGATACCAAGGGATGCAGTTGAGTTAGGACGCTGAATAATTACTATATCAGTATTATAGATGTCATACCAGGCTGCCTTTTCTTGTTGGCAGATAACTAATTCAAATTTCTTTTGCAATGCAAGACGAGAGAAAGGGCCTATCGTCCTGTAGTAATCAGTCGCTTGACTCTTTGAAGAGGTAAATATAGTAGCCTTCATTTATTGTTTTTTTGCCAATCTGCACATAGATAATTAATAATCTCAACCAGTGGCATCTTCTTGCCAGTCTTTGCCGATAGCTTAATCTGTGTAGTAATAAGCATCCTGTGACTATCCTCATCTAACAGCACGCTTTTCTTTTTTTTAGTTAGTACATCCATTTTTTTATATTATTTATGCAAAGTTATACAATTTTATATATATTTGCAAATAAAAAATAATTATGATAAAATTAATAGTTTCTGGAAGAGTAGGCAGTGATGCTGAATTAAAGACAGTAGGAGATACAACTGTATGCTCTTTTTCTATTGCCCACACCGAAAAGGTGTATGGTGCAAATGCTGGAGAAAAGACGATTTGGGTAGGTTGTTCTGTATGGGGAGAGAGAGCCGTTAAACTTGCGCCATTCATTACAAAGGGCACTTACATTGTGGCAGAAGGATCTGGAACAGTTAATGCGTATATGAAAAACGGAGAGCCAGTTGGTATGATAAACTGCAGAATCACATCTTTAGAATTTGGAGGTAAGCCCACCGCAGAAGCTACTCCGCAAAGCACTACACCGCCAGCAGGTAAAGTAACTTTTGAAGGTGTAGATGGAGATTTACCATTTTAAACAACATTTATAAACCAATTAGTATGAACAAACAAACAAAAATTAAAGGCTATATGCTTTTAATACTAATTATCAGCTCGCTCTTTATTTCCTTTTCCGGCAAAGGTACAAATGCCAAAAGCAAGGACAATGCACCTAATCCTGCAAAAGAATATCCACAAGATAATCTTATGATTATTGACATGAAGAATCTGCCAGGAACACAGATTAAAAACATGGGCAAAGATGAACTGCAAGAGTTTTTGGAAGGACAAGGCTTTAGGAGATTAAAGAACAAAAGTTTGGTAGATTTAAGACGTATATGGTTAGGCTTTATGTATGAAGATTTCTTTTACACTATGCACAAGAAAACTGATCTTCCTATCTCTGTCATTTATGCTTTCTTTATCATTGAAGCAACCAATGCTGGAATAGAAAGTAAATTAATGGCAAAAGCGTTTAACCCTGGAGGAATAAAATACAGAGGCACCGGTAAGAAAATTAATGCTATGGATGACTGCTATAAGAATGGTAAAAAGATACCTTGCGCCTTCCAGGCTTTCTCCTCTTACAATGCCATGGTGCAAGGCTGGGCAAATGTTTTAAACTTACCAAGGTACAAGAATTGCAAAAGGTATATGTTTGCTAAGTACAACAGAGGCATGAGTGCTAAAAACATTGTAGATGCTACTTGTAAATGCTTTTATAAGTCTGGCTACCATACAAGTAATCTTTGGAAAGTAAGAAGTAATTTATCAACTGAATACTGGACAGTAAAAGCCAGTTTTCCCGAAATGGAATATTAAAATGAAATGGATAGATAATTTATCACATAAATATTATGATAGCTGTTTATTAATAGGCAGCGGAGCATCATTAGATCATTTACCATATGCAGATATATGTAATAGTTTTTGGATTGACGATTTAATTATTTGTGTAAATGATATGTGGAAAGATGATAAAATAAAATACGATTATTGTATAAATCACCATACAGTAAAAGATTTACCAGAAGGATATTTACAATTATGGCAAGAAGAGATTTACAGACATCCTAACAAACACATATTGCCAGAGTTTGACTGCAATGATGAAAGAAGAGGTGTAACACAAATGGAAGGAGATTTTTACAAGTATAAAGGAATGCCAGTGTGTGAATCTACAAAAGTGTATGTTAAGCCGATTGTAGAAAAAATACCTAATACTTTATTTGTTGGAGGTACAATTTTGTTTGATGCTATTGGACTTGGTTTGCATTTAGGTATTAAAAAATTCTATTTAATGGGATTTGATGGAGGTCAATTTGAAGGTCATTCTTATTATACTAAATATAGAGAATTATGGCCAGAGGATCCTTATTTTGTTACTGGGCATTCTATTCGCACGATGAACAGTTTTAAATCATTGCAGGAGTTTTTAAAACCAAGAGGAATTACTTTTACACATATCTCTGCAAGGTATGGATCAAGTGACCTAACATATAGCAATTATGATGGACTTGATTATTCTATTGTTTTATAATTATTAATCATGGTAAAAGGTAGTAAAAGGAATAAACAAATGTTTAGTAATGAGGAGATAGAAATAATTAGAAGATTATACCCTAACACTCCTAATAAGGTCATTGCCACCTGGATGCCTCACACTTCTACATCTATCAGCAATAAAGCCTATGCCATGGGATTAAGGAAAACAAAGGAGTATATTACAACTAATTGCCGTAATGTATCTATTGCACAATGGGCAAATGTAAAAACAAGTAGCATAGTAAGAAGAACCTGCTTTCATAAAGGACACATTCCCTGGAACAAAGGACAAAAAATGTCTCCACAGCATATAGAAAAACTAACCGGTGTATTTAAAAAAGGTAATGTACCACACAATGAAATGCCGATAGGTAGTATCAGAGACATTAACTCATATAATGAAATTAAATACGCTAATCATAAATGGATGAGCCTTGCCAGGTACAACTGGGAACAAGTGCACGGCCCAGTGCCTAAAGATATGTGTGTGTTTAAATTGGATGGTAATAAGTACAATGATGACATTAGTAATCTCTGCCTTGTTACCAGGAAAGATTTGGCTATGTTAAATCGCAATCATAAACAATTACCGCAGGAATTAAAAGAAGTGCAAATATTAATTAATCAGATTAAAGACATTGTAAAATGAGACTAACAAAAGATGAAGCTCGGATATTAGCGGAAGCAATGGCAGAGTATAAGTACAAAGTAGTAGAAAATCCTCATTATAAAGAATTAGGAGTGTTTGACAAACTATTTGATTTGCAATACAAATTAGAAATGTTCGGTGATGATAAACGAAGAAATGGCAGAACAACCCAAGATAATTTTAACGACTTAATTAAAAGATTAGCAAATGGAAAACACAAATAATATATGCAAATGCTTTGATGAGGAGTTCATGGAACAACAAAGAAGATTTAATGCAAAAGCAGCAGCAGCCAGAGCGCAAAAATTAGTTGAGGATAATCTTGAAAAAAAGATTTACAAAAAAATAATTAAAAGCCTTCTAAAAAAAATATGATGAA